CCTCAAGGATGTGGCGAGTAGCAGTGTTGGAATTCAAAGCGGCCAACTTCTGCAAACCAACCAATGAGTTGGGGTCTGGGTTTGATGCGTCTCTTGCTTCGTTAACGCCAGTCACCGTACGGATCATGTCCATGTAGTGGTTGTAGTTGGCTATCAACATCTGCGTCTTGGCAGCACCGGAGTTTGACGTAAGTTGCTGAATGGGTACACGTCCGTTGTTGAAGTCACCATCTTGGGTGTAACTACGGCCGATAACACTACCCGTTTGGAAGTAAAGCCTCAATGCATCTTCTGGATTGTACGCGTTACCGGTACCAAGATCTACTTCGTTAAGACCATCAGCATCGATGAACACACCATCGGGGACTGTACGAGCAATTACCTGTTGCAACTTCAAGTGAGTCAACTGAATCAAGTCAGCGAAAGGAATCATCCTACGCACCAACGATTCGATTGTACCCTTGTACATACGAGGCGCACATGCCACATAGTTTGGCAATGCATGCTGAGAAGAAGACTTGGGGCGTACCATGTTCTGAGCCAACTCCCACTTCAACAAGTAGTTTGTACCCATAACCATAACGCCTTCGTACCACACATCGATCGTCTTCTCTACGCGCTCGAACTTGCCATCCTCCATCATATCAGTAGGTGGGTTGAACGAATCGTCCTTCTCGATGTAACGAACTCCACCACCTTCTAGATATTTTTTCTTGTAAACAATCTTCTTTGTGGTTTTGTAATTGAAATATAACAGCGTGGTGGTGTCTCTGAAGAATATGGTATTCTGATAGAACTGCGCTACGTTGTAATAGTTGTACCAGTTCTGACTGCTCTTGGATATTTCTTCCAACTGCGCGTCGGTCAATGTGGGGTCTATCTTGAGCAACTCAATGATAGGCAATGTTTTAATTTCTCCCCAATAGAAACAATCTTTAAAGTATGGGTCCTCGGTGTAACTGTAAACCACGTTAGCAGGGTCTACGTAAGACACCTGTACTCCCGATCCAAGCAAGAACTCGTGCTTGGTAACACCGATACCAATAACAGTCATGTCATAGTCGACACGCTTTCTGATGTCTAGATATTTGTTCTCGTCAAGGATTGTGTTGATGGCTTCCTCCTCGGCAATCTCAATCGCCGGCTTGTAGTTCAACTGCATGTATAGCGACAATTCCTCGTCAGTACTAGGCAAATCCTCTGGGTCGATGGTGAATGCGCTGATGCCTGTGCGCTCTTGAACAATCTCCAAGATATCCTTTGACACCATCTGTGCCTCGATAACATCTTGATACTTAGTTCTTTTGGATTGAGACATTGCATCCTGTGCATAAGCCTTAACCTTGAACAATCTATCGGACATTCCATTTACCACGATATCCACAAACTTGGGGATAACTGGAACTGGAGTCCAATCAAGGTTCAAGTAAGACAAGTCGCCATCGATAGCAAGTTCGTTCTTATACTTTTGAACAGACTGCTCGCCTCTTGCGTATAGTCTTAGCCTGTGGAAATCCCTCCACTGACCGTAGTATCTGCACTGATTCCCGTCTTTGCGGAACCATTCGTATTGTATGGCGCCGCCTATTTGCAATCCATATTCTTTTGACGCCTTCTCCCTGTCAGATACGAACTGAGTAGGAAAACCCGTTGCTACTATGTTAATTTTAACGTCTTCCATTCTATATGTGTCTCCAAGTTTCTCTATTTATTATATATTGGATTGTAGTCTTGACTACGCCAAATTGCTTGGCTATTGACCTTGCACTTTGACCGTTACCGTGGAGACTTCTTATTTGGATTACATTTGATTCTGTTAATTTAGAGGATTTATTACTTGATCCTTTTTTGGCAGAAGCTCTCATTTTTTCTTTAGTCTCCTCTGATGCGTTCTTACCATAAAGTGGATGTTTTTCGCCGGAAATACTATTTGACATTTTTTGTCTAGTCTCTTTTGATACAACCTTCCCTGTATGAAACTCCGATATTCTTTTGCGATGCCATTCCGAAATAACCTTACCTTTATTTGGCGCACCCATCTTTTCTTTGGCTTCTTCAGTATGCACAATACCAAGAACCCCATCTCCACCCAACGTGATATTACACAAGGTCCCTCCATCGGACTTCCTCTTGTATATCTCTATGAATTCCATTTCTTTTTGCTTGGCAAATTCGTAGTCAACGTCATCAAACAATACGTGAACATCATAATCACATGAAGATACTATCGACTTCCAATGAGAGTTCCTATGCGTTTTAGAATACGCTCTCTTGGTATCGACGCCTATTCCTACATAGAATGGCATATTGGTATCTTTCCGTATATGTCTATAGACGCACGCCATTATCGAATGATTTCACTTACGTTACCTTGGTTTGAGTACCTTGCAAAAGTAATGCTTATTTTTGATTCTTTTTTTTCGGGTAAATATAAGTGTTTTTGATTGGCCATGATAGCCAAGCCTGAACTAATTGATGCGTCAAACTTTGTCCTGTTGGATATGTCGAACTTGGACCAATCCTCAAGCGTCTTATTGAATGGCATCGTGCCAATCAAATCGGGGTCTCTGTACTTGCCCTCGAAGTCAAAGCCCACGTGCTTCTCAATGTAAGACTCGATCGCTGATGCGTGCGACTGGCGCACATCCTCTGATGAGTTTGGTATACCGCCCAACTCACGCTCTGTCTTTGACAGGTTGTTGAATAGTTTGTCGGGCCTGTTGATGCTGTATCCCCTGTACCCCCTGTTCTTTAAGTGGTATAGCAGTCTAGGTTTGTTGTTCTCCGCAAGTACCGGCATCCCGTAGAATACCAAAGCCATAAGCACATCCTCGAAGAATATCTCCGCAGTCTGTGGCCTCGCCACGTACTCCAAGAAGAACTCGTTTACGGGCGCGTTGTCCATGTGGAACTTGGTCATCCCGTGCAGCGCACCGTTTGATCCACGTCCATCCACGGTAGCCGAGATATCGTATGAGTCACACCCGAACGAACCTATGTGCTCATTGCCGGGGTACTTGATTCCGTTCTTGTCGATTATTCTGTTCTGCAGGTTACCCTCTGGAAGCCAACTCACTAGGAATCTGCCCTTTGGGTCGGGCGACCATATCACTTTGGTGTCCCTTATCCCATCCTTCCACATGAAACTACCGCGAGTCACCATGTGCGCTAGCACTTGCGAGTCATTGTAGTCTACTTGATGGTAGATCTTGGTGAGGTTGAACAGAGATGACTTGGACTCGTCTCTGAATGCGTGAGACTCTGTGCGTGGGAACTGACGATAGAATTCGTTCAATGCATCCGCGTCATTCTTGAGTGAATCAACTTCTGCCTCCCAATAATCTATGGCGCCGTTCCTTACCATCATGCCGTCCACCCCTTTGACAGGGTTGCTAGGCTTTCTGAATATCGGCATGCCGTATCTATCGATGAACCCCTCCATGTTCCACTCCATTGGAATGAACAAACTGTATAGACCACTCTTGGTCTGGCCGTTGGCGTTGCGCACCGCAGCGTTTGAGTCCTCGTACAATTTCTTGTAGTTGTCACCACCCTTGCTCAATGCGTTTGAGGTAGATCCCATCAAGCATTTGCCGATGATCCTACTACCCACACGCAAACAAGTCTTTGTTACGCGCCAGTTGTTGAGGATGTTGTTTGGCTTGACCCACTTTGCTGATTCGTCATGAGCCAAGAACAATAACTTCTCTCCATCATAAGAGTTCTCTTCCGTGTTGCGCCAATCAATGGTGGTATCCAACCCGTCGATCTCTTCTGTGCTCACGTCGTACATGTTCTTCTTGGTGATCTTGGAAGCAGGCACGCGATACGCCAATTCAGTCTTCGGCTTGTCCATACCATCCATCACCGGCTTGAAGAAGAACGGATACTTGCTGTTGATGGGAACGACCTTGTCGGTAAACATCTTCTTGGCATCGATACCGGTCTTAGACAGGATGCCTATCCTCGAATCCTTCGCAAGCGTAGCGGTATTCACTACCTCCGATGAACTCATAAACGAGAATCCCGAACGACGTATCTTCAAGTATATCATACCGAAAGACCTCATATCCGCCTTGCACGCTTCCCAGAATATGTAGAATATCCTGTTGGCTTCGCGGTAGTCTGGGTATCCAACGTCAATGCTAGACCACTGAAGGTACATCCAATGACTGCCCGTGATGTAGGTGGGCACGCCATCATTCATAAACCAATAACCTTGCTCACGGTAATCGTACTGACTCTCGATGTGATCGATCCAATTGTCCTTGAACTCCGATGGCAGTTCGTTCCACTGGAAGATACTTTGAATGCGCGCCAACTCCTTTGGATATTCCTGCCGCTCCCAATACTGCTCTGATGGTTTCTTACTCCTTGCGTATGGATTCTCGGGAGCCAGAGGCAAAGCAATGACAAGGCCAGAGACCTTGATGATATCTCCAATCTGCCCGGTCTTTGATATGACCACCATGTCGTACTGATCATTGTACCCATAGCGCCACCCCTTAACCGTATTCTTGTGGTTAAGTGTGCCCTTGGGCAGGTAGTCTTTGAGTACAGTGTACAGACTATTTGGATCTTCTCTCTGCAAAGCCACGTTTAGAATCTGATTTTTTAGGACCGCTTTCGGCCATGTCAATGTTATCCTTCTCCGACATGATGCGGTTTAGGATATCGAACGCATCAAATATAGCCAACTTCTTGGTCGCTGCTGCGTTCTTTAGTTTGTCCGCCGACAATTCATCATCAGGATTTGGCTTGATGATGTCCTCTTCGGCCACCATAATCAACTTTTCTACCGCAGCATACCCGGCCTTGATAATCTTTAACTTGATTTCTTTGTTGTCCATAATCAAACTTTCTTCAAGAAAACAACTTGAACCAATCTCGCGCTCTTGTCATCGCCGAAGTTGTCGAATATGTTTCTAGAATGCGCGAGTTCTGAATCAAATATAATCATTCGATTGTATTTCGAGTAGAACACGCAAGATCTTTCACCCTGATCGTCGTAGATTGTGGTACCATCCTCCTTGGGATGCTCCTTGCTCAAGTACAATATCGCAGTGACATCACCCATCATATCGTCTGTGTGTATGAAATTGGGCTCTTCCTGCCCCTGTGGTGACTTGCGAATGAAGTTGAATGTTACCGCATACTTCGGCCCGAGATAAGCCATTACAATGCGCGCAAACATGTCATGATGTGGACGCGGCTGAATGTTCTTGAATGTTTTGCTTCCGTCTTGCACATCTGTAAAGCCACCAGCATGAATGTCTTTCACATACAAGTCGGGGTCAATCAATACGTTATCTAAAATTACGAAGTTCATAGTTTCATTGTTATTTGGTGGTCAAACATTCGGTACAACTTCTGCCCGTCCACCTCAAACTCGTACTCGCTCTCCGGTTGGAAGCAGACTTTGTCACCTGCGTTCACGCCTTTACTGATCAAGTATTCGTTTGGATACTTCATCACACCCATCAAGGGTTCTTCCTTGAACGGCTTAAATATGTATGACTGCTGTACAGGTAAGGGTTCGACGAAACAATATCTGTCGTATGCATGCCATGCATCTGCGTGTCGGTATAAGAAAAACTGGTCAAGTTCGATAAAAAATAAATCTTCACGAAAGAAACTTTTCCCACTCTTTCGATTTCCTCTGATGTCGTTGTAGAATTTGAAAACATTGTGGTGTACTAATAGAATATCTCCGGGGACGATGGGTCCCTTGTAGCCTCTTGGAACTTCTACAACCTCCGCCTCGCGATTAGAAAACTTGTGGTCCTCCTCAGATGTACTGATGATTAACTCAATGCCTGCTATCTCTTTGGTGTTGTTGTATCTTCTTCCTTTTACTGGTCTTGCGATGAAATAAAATGGTGACTGCATCAATAGTTTATGTTGTATTCTATAGATACAGGAATGGTGGAGGAGAACTCCTTCCATAGCACAATCTCGTGCTTGAGATTGATGATGTAAATTTTTATAGATTGCTTACGATCGTCGTACTTGATTAGGTGTATCTCATTTGAGTCCCCCAATACTTTCTGCCCGACAATGTAATGCATCGCTCCCCCTTTGTAGTCGGGACCAATTGCTATTTTCCTGATATCCATATTTCATTTGATTAGATTTAATTTGGTTGTTGGATTACTGGAGTTGCCAGATGTTCACTTCGGCAGATGGGGTATTGCTCCACCCACCCAAGTTGGTGTGAGGGTA